ATGGCTCGCCTGTCGGCTCGCTCGAATGGCTCGTGTGTCGGCTCGCTCGAATGGCTCGTGTGTCCACTCGCCATTGATACATTTGTTCTACAACACCTATAACAATAATTTGTTAACACTCTATTCATAATTTATACTTTATTTATTCATAAACACATGATACAATAAAGAAAAAAACAAAAAGAGAGGTTAGTTAAATGAAACGCCCTAGCGATGGAGTACATAACTCAAAATTGTCACCAATAGAAAATCTTGTAAATTCAATCATTATACAAGCGGTTGAAGATATCAAAACAACGACATGGAATGATTCACCGAGAGCACAATCCGGATGTAGAACTTTTGAAGGGTTAGAAGCGGTAGACTTTTTGTTAATGGTATTTAAACAGCACGGTTATAGTGATAATCAGATCACAAGTATGTTTAGAAAGACAGTACCAAATAATTATAAATATGACTTAATCAAGAAAAGATTAGAAAAGCGAGGTATCGAATTATGAAACAGACAGAAATTCAAGCAAAGTATTTCACCCGTTGGCATTATGATTCTATCGAAACCACTTCTAGTAAGTCAGAGTATATCGCCCGTGTTGGCAAACTTGCCAACGTTGCAAACAAGCGCGCCAAAACACTAACAACAGCAATATCAAAAGGCAGAATCACAGAGGATAGAACAGCCCTTTTCAGATATCAAGATGCTGTTGACTACTTTAATAAGCACGTTTCTTATAACGCTGCTTATGTTTCAACTGGAAAAGCAGTTTACAAAGATTTTTCAATCCGTGAATTGAGAGCGTTAGAAAACAAGCTTTTGCACTATCTCGAAGCAAAAGCTTCAACAGCAAGAGGCAGTATTGAAGTAGAAAACAAGCGTGTTGCAACATTCGAGGAGCGTTACGGAGTTGATATATCTAAACTTAACAAAAGCGTTCGTGACAAGCTTTTTAATACCGTGCATTACTTAGCAGATAAAAAATATGCAAAGCTTTCAAGCGATCAAATTGTTACACTGTTAACAGAGGCAATAAATACAAACAATAGAGAGGGATTGCAAGAACTTTTTAAAGCATCAGAGGAATTATATCCAAATTTAAAAGATCAAGCAGAGTTTAGAGTTGCAATTATACAAAATAGTTCGTTATCATGGAAAGATAAAGCGAGAGAATTTAAAGCGGCAAACAATCTATATAAACGCAATCGAGCGAAGCCAAAACCAAAGTTTATAAGACAGGAGTTATAACTTATGATAGTTCAATGTTTAAATAGGTCAAACAAATATGATGATATAGAAGTTAAGTCAGTGACGGACTATGTGCCGTCACATGGCTTTTCATTGCATAAACCTTTAGGCAAAAAGAAAGACAGCCCTTATTATATTGATCAATTTGCAACATTTGACATTGAAACTACTTCACGTACTCGAATTGAGAAAGATGATCAAGGCGAAGAAGTCACAAAGCCTATTGATGCTTATATGTATGTTTGGTCTGCTTGCATTGATGGCGAAGAAGTGCAAGGCAGATACTGGAAAGATTTTATTGTTTTACTTGATAAAATACAAGCTTACTATAAAACAAGTGAATCACGGTATTTTGTGATTTACGTTCACAATCTGCCTTTTGAATTTTCTTTTATGATTGGCTATTTAAACGATTATAGCGAAGTGTTCGCAACTGGTAAACGTAAACCGCTTGTATGGCGCTTAAAGAAACGTGGTATAGAACTGAGATGCAGTTATAAGCTCACAAACATGTCGCTTGATAACTTCACGAAAAAAATGGCGGGATGCCAACACATAAAAGCAAAAGGGGATTTGGACTACTCTCTTATCAGACATAACGAGAGCTATATCAATCCTGTAGAGTGGGGATATATTATCAATGATACTTTAGGACTTTGGGAAGCAATCAGTTACATGCTTACAAAAGATGGCGATAGAATCGCAACCGTACCTCTAACAAGTACATCTTATGTGAGACGTGATATGAAAAGAGCTATAAGAAAAGGCACTACCACCAGGCTGTTAAAGAAAAAGTTAGCTTTAACAGACAAAACATATAAGCTTTTAAAAGAGGCTTTTCGTGGTGGTGATACTCACGCGAACATGATAAAGTGTGCGAAAATATATCATGACGTATATAGTTTTGACGCAAGTAGTATGTATCCCGCTATGTTACTTTTGATGCAGTTTCCAGTGACGGCATTTGAAAAAATGCCCGTAACATCCAAATGTTTAAAATATATAAAAAGTAAAAATCTTGCATGGATAGCACAAATAAAGCTTACAAATGTAAGACTTAAAGAAGATCAATACAACCCGTATCTATCTATAAGTAAATGCCGTAACTTGCAAGGTGTAGACCCCGACAATGGTAGAGTGTGGAAAGCAGCAGAGCTTGAAACGACAGTGACAGATATAGACTATTCTATTATTGATGAGTGCTATGATTTTGATACCATTGAAATTATAGAAGATACGCTCTATACTGCACGCTATGGATATATTCCAGATGATGTAAGAAGTGTTATCATGGAGTATTTCACGGCGAAAACAAAACTTAAAATTGCTGTAAAGAATACCGCCCCAAATACTAAAGAGAGGGAAGAAGCAGAGTACGACTTGATGAAAGCCAAAAATAAATTAAATGGAATTTACGGCATGGCTGCAACAGATCCCATTCACCCTATTATGTTGTATCTGGAAAATGACTGGCAAGAATTTTCATATGCAATGTATGAAAATGATATTGCATATAAAGAAAAGGTTGACGCAAGCGGTTTTAAAATTCCAGATGAAAAGAGCATTACAGAGCAAAGTGAAAAAAGTGTTTTGCCTTATGTTTGGGGTGTATATACAACAGCCCACGCAAGAAAACACTTGCGTAGAATTTTAGCATGTGCGGAAAGCTCATATATTTATTGTGATACCGACAGTTGTAAAGCAACTAACTTTAATTTTGACAAGTTGACAGAATTAAATAATTGGATATACAAACTGTGCGAAGAAACTAATAGTTTTGTTGACATTGACGGTAAAAAATATTATATTGGCTATTTTGATTGTGAGTCCGATATAAAGTCAGACAAATATGAACCGGAATACAAGGATTTTAAAACGTTAGGTGCAAAGAAGTATTGTTTTAACGCGTATAAAGAAACAAAAGATAAAACGTATTTTGGCTGTACAATATCTGGTGTCAAAAAATCAAGAGGTGTCGAAGTGATAAAAAACCTTGATAACTTTAGAGAGGGTTTTAAGATTAAAAATAGCGGCGGCTTCCAGATTTGGTACAATGATAGTGATACTATCACAAAAACAAAAGTTGTTGATTATCAAGGCAAAGAAGCAATAACAGAGTATACAGGCTATAGTTGTATGATAGCTCGCGATTATGAGATAGGTTTATCAGATGATCAAATCAAGAATTACACTATAGTTGATGAAATAGTAGAGTAAATAACGTTTTATTTGCAAAACTTTTGTAAATAAGTTATTATATACTTGTAAAGGATAATAACCTTAAATAAAAGAAAAGAGGATAACGAAAATGAGAATTGAAAGACAGTCAAGAGAATTTGATAAGAAAGAAATGTTTAAGATGGTGAATGACAATCATTTGTTAATGAAGAATTTGCCAGATGATACTATCGTAAATGTTACAGATTATGTACGCTATACGGCAGATGATGATAAGGAAGTTGCTGTTTTCTATCATACAAACATTGAGACGGGCGAAGTTGTAACAATTGCAACGTCAAGTCCAACCGTGATCAAGACAGCAGAAAGCGCCTATGATTTTATGAATACGTACAATTTACAGTTTAAGTTAACACGTTCACAAAGTAAGGCAGGCAGGACGTACATGAATTTTGAGCTTGTATAAGGCAGGAAGGGAAGTCAAAACGACTTCCCTCTTTTAAGTTAAGAGGTGATAATATGAGTTTATATAAAGAAAACGGGTATTTGAATTATAAATATATTTGTGATGTTGGGCAACGTTACATTGATATCATAGGCGGCAGAGGTATCGGAAAATCGCACTTGATATGTGATATCTGGAATGATGGAAACTATCCTATCTTATATGTGCGTAGAACAAACGTTGCACTTGAGAACAGCTTTTCGACTATAGGCGACTTTGTAAAACCCGATTGGTTTGGAAAAGATATTCGTTTGAAATATAACGACAAAAAAGGTTATGGCAAGGCATACCTAACAGACGAGGACTTGCAAAACGATAAACCTTTTATAGTAGGCGTTTCGCTGTCTACTTTTCAAAACAAAACTGGTATAGACTTTACTCGTTTTTACGATGTAATTTTTGATGAATTCATTCCGCAAAAAGGCGACAGACCTATAAAAAACGAATTCCAGGCATACAAAAATATTATGGAGGTTCTTTTCAGAAACCGCCCAGACTCGGAAACGGAAAAAATAAGAACTTGGTTTTTTGGGAACTCTAACGCAATTATGTCTAACATTTTAATTGGATATAGACTTATCCCAGACTGTTACAAGGCGGTAAAAGAAAGAACTGAAATTACACAAGTAGATAGGTGCGAGACAACCCTTATACTGCCGTTTAAATCGCCTATTTCTGAGAAAAAGAGACAAAACGCTTTTTACAGAAATCTTCCAAAAGGCAGAGCAAAAATGGAACTCGATAATGAATTTATGGATTTGGAAGATGATAGAATAAGGCATCAAAACTTAAAAGAATACACGCACGATATGAAAACACCTTTGTTTTCCGTGTGGCTTCATAAGTCAGACTTTAAATTTTATGTGACTAAACCTATGCGTTCTCATTGTGATGATGTTTTTGATGCTTCTCCATCATCATTAGAGAGGTGGCAAACAAGTAGTAAAAAGTATCTAAAACCAATGTTTATTAGTGGTGACATAACATTTTCAGACTATGAAACACAGTGCGATTTTTTAGCATCTTTTGATTGTGTATCATGGTATGATATCCTATAAAGTTGTAATTGACAAACAATTATATAAATGATATATAATAAATAGGCGGTTGCACTATCCAAACACTAGCCAGTGTGTGCGAGTCGGGGACGACAGACAGACCGCCTATTACTGCTGTATAGCGTAGATGGTTAGCGCATGTGACTTTGAATCACAAGGCAACAGTTCGATTCTGTTTACAGCTGTCAACAAATAAAGAAAGAAGGTTAAAATATGAAAATTGATGAGATTTTGAAGCTTGTAAACGCAGGCTACAGTAAAGATGAAATTGCAGCGTTTGGCGTTACGACAGATCAGAAGACAGATCAGAAGACAGATCAGAAGACAGATAGTTCATTTGACTATGACAAATTTGCGGCAGCACTTGTAAAAGCACAGCAGCTTGCAAATGGCAAGACTAATTTTGGCGGTTCAAACGACAAGACAGATTTCAGTACGTTTTTCTAAAAAGGGGGTAAACAATGGCAAATCTTACATATGCACAAATTGCGCCACTACTTACAGAAATGTATAACCAGTATACTGGTAGAACGTCTGCTCAAAATTTAACTTTTGGGCAGATGCAAAATACGTTTAAAATGGGCTTTGATAGAGAAGATGACAACCTATATCAAATCATTCCAACAGTTCTTGCAAAATCAATTTATTCTATTCGTCCATATTCACGAAAACTTTCTGGTATGGTTTGGGATGATCAACGCTATGGCAATTATATTAGAAAGTTTACACCTATTGTAAATGAATCTGAGATCGAGAATGACGAATGGAATATCAATGTTGAGCTTGGTAAAGATGAGTCAAGTCAAGACTGGAAAGCAGGAACAAAGCCCGTAAAGTATGATGTACTTCTTACAATTGCAAGTGGTGGTCAAACTTATGCTAGAAAGTACACTATTTATAAGAATCAGATCAATGCAGCATTTGATTCTGAGGCAGGAGTTGCAGCGTATTTCTCTATGTTAATGACTGAATTTTCAAACATTTATGAGATTGACCTTGAAAATATATCCCGCGCCCAACTTGCTAACCTTGCAATTATCCTTGCAGATGCAGGCAAAGCAACACCTACAAGCGGAAATATGTGCAAGAAAGAGCAGGTTTTTCACGCATTAACAAAGTACAACGCCGAGACGGGTCTTGCAATGACTGCAAAAACAATCATGAATCCAGCTGATTTCCGACCATTTATGATTTGGTTAAGTGCTGAAATGAAAACGCTTAAAGAAAACCTTGCTGTTCGCGGTACACGTTTTCATGGTGATTTCACAGGCAAAGTTGTAAATAGGCATACAGACGCAGCGGATTTACGTTTCTATCTTGTTTCAAAATTTGGAAATTATTTTGAGGCTAATGGTTCAGAATTTTTCCACCCTGAGAAAGCGGAGTTAGGAGATTATGAGAAAGTAACTTTCTGGACGGATCCTAGCAATCCAATGAAAATCAAGGGAAGTGCTGAGGGAGTAAAACCAGATGGAAAGACAAAGTTTACTTTATCAAATCAAACGGTTGACAATGTTCTGGGAATTATGATGGATATTGATACACTGGGAATTGTGCCAATTGATCAATGGAGCGCACTCGAACCATTAAATGCACGTTTTGGATTCAGAAACGGTTGGAATCATTACACGTTCAAGACACCTGTTGACTTTACAGAGAATGCAATTTTGATTTTACTTGATTAAACAAAAGGGGCTTGAAGCCCCTTTTCTTGAAGGGGGTACACATGGCATTTGAAGTTAAATTTGGAAAATCAGACAAAAGAATAAATAGTACGAAAATACCTACATTTTCAGAAAGTGCAACATGTGTGCTTAAAAGCGGTACATCAGTAGAAAGTCCAACTTTTATTTTGCAGTCAGTTTCTCCGTTTGATTGGAATGTTGCATACTGTGAAACTTTTGGAAGATACTATTTTATCAATGATGTTACATATGTAGAATCTACATATGAAATATCATGCACATGTGATTATTTGGCAAGCTACAAAGATGAAATTCTTTCTAATACTGCCTATGTGGAAAGGGGATCACTTACTATCAGAAATCCATTTATCATTGATACAATGTTACCGACTCTTTGTAAACCGACTGTTAAAGTGGCAAGCTCAACTTTAGCGGTTGACTCAAGCGGCTGTGTTGTAATTTGTACAGCGGGGAAATCTGGAAATGGTTTTACAATTCTAACAGTTGCTAATTTTAATCGTTTGTGTTCATACTTATACACAGCTAAGTATACAACTGGACTAAACGACTTTTTACAAAATCCTGAGGGAGTTGCTAAAGAGGTAGCAAGACCGCAAGACTACTTACTTTCTGCTATGTGGCTTCCTTTCCAATCTCCCGGTGGTACACCAGTTAATGTAACGTTGGGATATGTCGACACGGGAATACCGGGGTGGCAAGTATCTACAAAAGATACTTTTAGCAAGTCGGTAAGTGTTACAATACCAAAACCAGATAAATCTGGTGATACAGAATTTCCTTATCTGAAATACGCTCCCTTTGCACACTATACTTTACAAGTGCCGTTCTATGGAACAATTCCGCTTAATCCAAATTTGTTAGCAGATACGCTACTGATAAATTATACTATTGATATCAATGGTGGCTGTGATATTTCAATTTTAAGCGGGTCAACACTTGTAACATCTTTAAATGGCAATTGTGGAATTCCAGTTGGTTTCTCTGCAAGACAAACAAATATTATAGGTACATCACAAGTACAGCTAGCTAGTGCAATGTCTTTTGCAGATAGCGTGGGGAAAAGTGTAGAATCTGCAATGGAAGTGAACCCAGTTGGGGCGGCAAGCAATTTTTTAAATGCAACTGCTGTCATTACCAGTGGTATAATGTCTGGACTAGAGACGGCTGTACCGCGTGTATCAAGTAGTGGTGGTAGTGGTTCGATTTATGTAAACAATTTGGTGTATTTGATAGGAGAATTTTACACACAAGTTGAAACAAATTTACTATATCAAGGGTACCCATGTTGTAAAGTTAAAACATTAAGCGAATTATCTGGTTTTATTAAGTGTAGAAACGCGAATATTAAATGTAATGCAACTGCAAACGGAACTGCAATTATCATTAACTTTTTGAATGGAGGTATGTTTATAGAATGAAACCATTTGTATATAGTGGGTACTATGTGGGGGAATGTGTCTCAAGCCCCATTATTAACGAATATGAGTCGCGGCAAAATCCAAACATGATTCACATTAACAATACTTGGGACTACGCAACATACTTTCGCTACTTTTTGCAACGTGCAGAAAGTCTTATACTTTTTGACGGTATGCCTAAAAACTGGGCGAAAAATTATATCTATCCGCTTTTGTTTTTAAAAGGAAACTTTTGTGTTATGAATACCGCCAAATTTGGAATCATACCTCAACACGGTTCACCTTATGGTTTTGATGTGCAGTATCAGCCTACTAACTATGTAGTTGCGAACCCCGCTTTTGACGCTTCTTTTAATGGCGATTTGAAAATAGGAGAAGATTGTGAGATTGTAAAATTAGCACCTGATTGGTGCGGCATTGGCGACTTGATAAATTCATATGCGCAACGTGTAGCCATGACGCTATCTAATCATGACGTTGCTAGTGCTCTAGCAAAGTTTGGTTTTATTTTTACAGCCAAAAACAAAAGCACCGCTGAAACATTTAAAGTTGCTTTTGATGATATCATGTCTGGAAAGCTTGCTGTTGTGATCAATCAAGCGCTATATGATAAGGAAACGGGAAAGCCATTGTATGAGTTCTTTAATAATGATATCGAAAAATGTTATAATGTTGTTAAGGCAGCGTTGGAAAGTGTTGAAAATCTCAAACATGCTTTTGATATGGAAATTGGAATTTATACAGCGCCGGATAAGAAAGAGCGTATGATTACAGATGAGGTGGAAGAAACCAAAAACGCTGTAATGTCAAAATGCGAGTTGTGGGTTGAAACTATTAACGAATGTTTAGAAAAGGTAAACGCCCATTATAACCTTGACATTAAAGCACGTTTGAGGTATCCTAACAATAGAGGGGGTGAACAACGTGAGGACTATAATTTCAGTAGCGACTCTGTATGACTATGATAATAGTATCTTTAACGATATATATGCTAAAGGTGTTTCAAAAGATCAACTCATTGAACACTTTTTGCTATCATATGGTGATCTTACCCCTGTGTATCAAGACCCCAAATATTTAAGACGGCATGTTACAAGTGTAGCACGTTCGTTGCAATGGACTATTGATCACTTGTGGGAAGTAACGCAGCTTGAATATAATCCAATTGAGAATTATGATCGAATGGAAAGTTGGACTGACACTGGTGGCGGCACTTTCCAAAAGGGAAAAGTTGATACAGAAGAAACGTTTAACAAGGGTAGTGTAACAACGACTTTTGGAAAAGTTTCTGACAGTACTCACAAGGTTGCAGCTTTTAATTCTTCAACTCCTGAGGTTGCTAACACTGACAACATGACTGATAGCGGAAGTGATTCACAAACGTTTGGGGCTGATACATCACATGGTAGTGTTACTAATGGAAAAGATGAATCAACAACAAACGGCACTCACGAAGGAAGAATTCATGGAAACATTGGTGTTACTACTTCGCAACAAATGATGCAAGCAGAAATTGATTTGTCTAAAGCTTACAATTTTCTTGATGATGTATGTAAGCTTTATGCAGATAGACTTTTAATAGGAGTGTGGTAAAATGGAAATCATGAACGCAATTGCGCAAATAGCGCAAATGGTAGGTGTGCCGTGTGTATGTTTAGGTGCAGTGATGTGGTATGTTAATGCACTTGATATCAGGCAGCGAGAAGAACGTAAAGCATGGTATGACAAGCATGACGCAGAAAGCTCAAAGTGGGTTGATGCTCTGAATAACAACACAAAGGTAATCACTGAGTTGTTGACAATAGTAAAAGATAAGGAGAATTAAAGACATGATTTATGATATTCCAGATAAGAACGTGACATATATCGCTAAGGCAAGAGAGCTTTACAAAAACCGTGACAAGTACGCTTACCTTTACGGGGCGAAGGGGCAGTATTGCACTAGTGAGGTTTTTGAGTCACTATGGGCGGCAGAGCCAAATTATTTTAAAAAGTACAACACACAGCAGAAAGCACAAATCAAGGCTTTCTGTTTGGGAAAGATACTGATTGATTGTAGCGGTTTTATCAATCTTGTGACGGGTAAATTTATGTATTCGACTGCCTATATAAACAGTTGTACAAATATAACAACTCCCGACAAGACTAAAGATGGAGATTTACTGTATACAACTTTTGGCGGTAAAGGAAGACACATAGGGCTTGACATTGGACATGGTTTTTTCATGCATTGCGGAAAAGAACTTGAGACAATTTCTATCGGTGTGATTGATGGATTTGCTTGGGAAAAAGGAGGTAGACTATGAAGCTAACGGTTAGAGGAAATGCTATTGAAGTTACATTTGTTGCTAATGAGCCGCGTCAGTTTGGTTATATACCGCTACCTGACGGTTATAGTTTTGAACAGATTACCCTTTTATCAGCGAATAATTGTTACCCCATAAATAGTTTAAGCTCGCCCCTTCTAGGAAAAAGAACTTTTCCACCCGTTAACTCAAAATCACCATGTCAACTTTCATATGCGATTGTTGATATTACTAAAGCCGCTTCTTTTCGAGCTATAATAGAGAAATTTGGGCAAATACCAGATACCCATTATTTTGACAAGCCTTTTGAACCTATTCTTGTTACAGGCGATGACGGTAAAGAGTACAACGTGATTCCTTCAGATCAATTTAAGTAGGGGGTAGACAATGGCATTTTCTAATTTTCCGTATACGGACTTTCATAATTTAAATCTTGATTGGATTCTTGAAACGACTAAAGATTTAAATACAAAGTGGGACGATTATTACAAGCAATGGAATAAGTGGCAGCAGGACGTGCAAAACTATATTGATAATTTGGACTATATCGCCGCTATTGACGCATACCTTGACGGACTGAAAAACAGCGGCGAATTGTCGGATATTATTGATACATGGTTAACCGACTATGGATTGATCACTATTGGCGACTCATACGGGGAAGGGTACACACCTAATGGAATGGTGAAGCCTTGGTGCGACATTTTGCATGAAACGTATTTCAGTGATGCCAGTTTTTATGTTAATAAAAGTTCAGGCGGTAGCGGATTTGGTGCAAATACTCGCTTTTCTGCTTTGCTATCAGAAGCAATAGCAGGTCTTTCTGATAAGCAAAAGAAGCAGGTGAAACATGTTGTTGTTGCAGGCGGTTGGAATGATCAATTTATTGCTTCTTCAACCGTTAACGCAGGTATCAAGGATGTACTTAATTTAATGCCGCAGTTGCCAAACGCTACACTTTACATTGGTTGGATTGCAACACCTATTATCGGTTTTACAACTGTAGCAAAACAAAAAGCATATGATGAAATTAAAACTTTATATGAAACTTACTGGGGAAAATATAAGTTTTTGAGTGGTGCAGATAGTGCTTTACGTTGGGTAGGTGTTGTAGCATCTGATAATATTCACCCTAATGCTACCGGGCAAGCTTCAATTGCAGATATGATTTATAAGGCAATGGGTGGCTATGCTCCATGGAATCGAGTTGGCGACTTTGCACTTGATGGTACTGGTTGCACACTGAATGATTATAAGATGAATGTTGTGTTGACTAATACCAACGCACATTGTAGCTTTAGGCATGTGGCTAGCTTTCTTGATTTGGCTTTCAAGCCTGTAAAGAATTTCACAAGTGCCGCTGTTAAAGTTATGAGTCACAATCTTTCTTTTGTAAATGAACAAAGTATCTGTAATTGCAATGCCATTGTTCATGATGCTAGCGGTTATCATCAATGCATGGCGGTGCTTACCATCAACCCATTCGATGCTACACAGGTTGACAGCGGTAGTATTTACATTAGATTGGTTGATATAAGCGGTAGTGGGTACGCTACTTTCACAGGTGTAACTGAAATCCAATTGTATGGTGTTGAGTTTAATATTCCATTGAGTTAATAAAGAGGGGCAAGCCCCTCTTTTTATGCTCTGTATACCTCGATTACTGTAGGATGTGAGACGAATGGAAATCTGCTGATATATGAAAAGCTATCCTCTTTTGCATTTGTTGCGTTATATGATAGCGTTTCGATATATTCTACTTTTATGTAGTCGGTATCGGTATCGAGGTAGGCAATTTCTACACAATATTTATATTTCATTCTTCGCATTTTGTTACTCCTTCTACACTGATTATCTCATAACGTTTAGTATCTGAAAAGTCATTACACAATCTAAACTTTATCTTTGCAGCAAGTTCACTGTCTGCCTTGCAACTAAAAAGTTCATTTTCATTAGTATAGTTATCATGATATCGTATAATATACTGATTTTCTTTTAATAGCTCAATTTCTATTTTTGTAAAAGTCCACCCTTCCCAATTATAATTAATAGTATATTCAAACGCTTCCTTAAAACTTTTAGCTTTAATAAGGTCGCAGTCGTGCTGATAGTCATTATCAGTGTCGAAGCCCCACACAACAATTGAATAAATCATTTTACGACCCCCCTTACAAGAAAATCAAGTGTAATTTTTGCAATTTCAAGAGACTTAATATCGTTTGATGTTTCAGAATTTACTGCCTGTTCTGCTAAAAAAGCATACATCTTTCTAATGTCAATATGGCACTTGCTGACAGAATCTTCTGACGCTATGCAATCGCTAATAAGTTTTAATTTCTTTTGAGCTGTTAAATTATCCATGATTTATTTCTCCATTTCTTCCCGTGTAGCCGTTAGAACAGCTATGATTGTTAATATCTTAATGTTTGACGGTTAAATTTGCGTGATTCCTTTTGACCTGTCGCTACTTCAACCGCGGATGACCATACACCACATTCAACATTTGCCATTGATATTTTCTTATCAAAATACATAACCAATGCACTTGATATTTTTCTATTCTGAAATGCTGTTATATATAATCTCCTAAAATTTGCGTAACATCTTTCATAGCTATGACCACAACTGCACTTTCTTAAATTTTTAAGTGTTTCTTTCCACTTTCTATATAAGGAAAAATACACCTGTCTCTTTTCGTCAAGCATGTCAAAATCAATGTTGGCTAAAGTTTTAAGAGATACATTATGCCAATTTGGATTCTTTGCCGCTTTTAAATAATTTTCTGTATTCTTTCTAACGCAATGTGTCATTTTAATTCGCTCATTATCAAATCTAACACAAAAATGTTTACACGTTAAACATGGTAAAGACGTTTTTTCAATTCCTAAACGGCTATTCGATTCTTGCCTTACTTCCATAACGTCTTTTTTGGCTGATTCACTATAGTCTGATACAAGTCTTTCATATAAATCTTTCATTGTTTTAAAATCTTCAAAGTCATAACAACTTGTAATATGTGCTAACCCTCTATGGTCATGTATAAACAGACTTCCACAAACACCCCTATACACGTTTAAATATACGTGATTTGCTAATTCAACCTTATATCTACCGTCAAGTTGCTTTACAGACTTTACAGATGTATTCATAATCTCTGCTACTTTTGCAAAAAACTTATTGTAACTATTGATTCTCATAATTCCTTCTTTCTTCAAGTCTTTCCTTGATGTCTTTGTTTTCTTTATCTTTATGATTATATAATACTGTATTACTGTTAACATATTGTGTCATAATTGTAAATAAATTGTTAACAATATATGTTTTAATTTATAAACGCTCTTTATATTGTTATTTTAAATTGTCTGACAACTTGTGGGGAATTTACACGTTGTATATTATATTTAAAGAGTATCTC